GTTGTACCTGATACAGAATAAACATTGTCAGCTTGATAGACACCATCTATAAATACAATAAGACCATCTTCTGAGGTCATAGATTGTGTCAATGTAAAATCTACTGTGCTGTCATCGCCGGTAAATGTGTTTTTCGCAAACTGCGTAGAACTACCACCAGAGCCAGATGCACTAGAAGCTATAGTTATTGAGTCGTTACTAGCATCTGTAGTCAGAGTAATGTTGCTACCAGCAACCAAAGTAAGTGTATCTGTGGTTGCATCTGCAACTACGTCAGATTGACCTGATACTGAAATCGTTGAAAATAAGTTTTGTGAGCCACCGCCACCAGAACTAGCAAATGTAATTTCATCACCACTAGCGTTTGTGGTGATGGTCATGTTTGAACCAGCTACCAAAGTAAGCGTGTCTGCTGCTGCATCCGCGACTACATCGCTTTGACCAGATACAGATATTGTTTTAAATGCTTCACTTACCGAGCCGCCACCTGTAACGCTAAAATCTAACGTCCCGTCAGAATCTTCGTATGTAACAGTTATGTTACTTTCTGTATTACCAGAAACCATAGCGCCTACGGTATCTTGTATGACCTCTGTTAAATCAATATTTGCAGTTCCGTCAAAAGAAACACCATGAATGGTTCTTGCGGTTGCTAACGCCGTAGCTGTGGCCGCGTTACCTGTAATGTCCCCGGAAGTTAAAGCAAGCGTTCCTGTTGTGGCTGGTAAAGTTAAAGTTATGTTACCGCCAAAGTTTGCGTGTGCCGGGGCCTGAAGCCTGGCGTAATGTGCGTTTGACGACTCACAATAAAAGTCTATATAAGATTGTGTACCACCATTTTTTATAGCTATAGCGCCCTGGCTAATTTGCACACCGTTTGTAGATCCACCGCCAACACCTAAAGAAGTTGTAATCTCTGTGGCTGCTGGTAGGCCAATAGTTATTGTTCCTGAACTTTCTGCTACCTCTACTTCGTTAGAAGTGCCTGAGAATGTGATAGTTCCACCAAGCGCTGTTGCTGTCGTGTTGCTACCATCACTAACTGTAATTGATGAGTTAGCTAGTTTAGAGTTAGCTATAGATCCAGCTAACATTGAGTTTTCTACAGATGTGCCAGCTATCGTTGCAGTCAAAGTGCCACTAGCTAAATTAGTAAGTGTGACACTACCTGTAAGATCACCGCCTAATGTAATGACAGGTGATTTATTAATGGTGACGGCGGAGGCAATGTCCCCGCCATCGATGTTCAAAGATACGCCCGTTCCTGTGGCGCTAAAGATTGCGTCAAGAGCATCTAAATTAGCATTAAGTTTCTGACCCCAATTAGTAGAAACATCTAATTCTGGTTTTGTAAGCGATAAATTTGTTGTTGTTGTATCTGCCATTATGCTGACGCCTGCCTATCTAATTCTGTATATGATGCGGCTGTTACGGTCTGTTCCGTCCAAATGCCATCTGCAACAGTTAGTTCTGTGTAAGTTGCGGCTGCCACATCCTCAGGTTCCCATTTTAAACCACCAAGAGAGACAAAACTACTTGTTCCTGTAATGCCTCCTGCTCCTAAAATAACTAACTGACCTTCTGATACTACCGCTGTTTGCGGTGTAGCGTTAGCAGCTCCAAGAAGCACTAACTGTCCAGCGGATGCCAGGCTTGAGACGGCAGAAATATTTGAGGCCCCAAGATCTATTTGTATAGCAGCTGCGACAATACTTGACGCACTTATTGTGGCTGCATCGGTGTTAAGTATTCTAAGTCCAGCTGCGGATGCGCTAGAAGTTAAAGAAACGGCGCTTGCGCCAAGATTAATTTTTCGACCGTCAGCAGTAACAAGCGAAACGCCTGTTACAGCGACCGCACCAAAATCATATTGAAGATTATTCCAATTAGACTTGTTGTAACGTCCAAAGTTATATGTTTGTTCGGACATTACCCTACGTCAAAGTTATATCTACGTCACCTGCGTTGAATCGAAAAACATCGCCAGAAGAAACTGTCTTATTGGCTGTTAAGTTTGCGTAAGCTAATAAATTACCAGATGAAGAAGCATCAAATATGCCTACAGCAACTACTGTTCCATAATCAGCTGTAGCAGTTGGATATTCAACCGCAGCTGAATTTGTTGCTAAAGTGCCTGTGCCTGAAACAGAAAAGGCCATTGCTTGCCTGGCGTAAGCTGTCCCGGAAGTAGATACCTCAGTTCCTCCACCTGTATCTGACGGAGCAACAGTATATAAAGCTGCATACACCGTAGAAGGAGAAGTATATGAAGTGTTAGTAAAAACATGCTTTAACAAAGCATCTTCTAAATAGTCTGTAAATCCTGCCATAAATTACCTCTTAGCTCATGTAGTATATATTTTTTTTGGCCTTACCATAAGTTCTTCTTCTTTGAATTAGCGATCCTTTTCCGAACTCACGATACTCTTGTTCCATTCTCATTTCTTCTAGGGCCTTATCAAAAAGATTGCTAAACAACGCAACTCTATCGTCCTCCATCAGAAAGATAGAAGCGTGTTTTAAAGCTCCATATAAATAAACGTCCGGGTGATTATTAGAAACAAAGTTTGTTGTGTTGCTATCACTCAGACTTGCCAATCTTGCGTAGTAAGTCAGCTGCAATGTGTATGATTTGTCTGGACTAGGAGCAAACTCCATAGTGTTATCAACCAAAGCAAAATAAATTGGTTGTCCTGTTTGATTATCATTTGCTGCCCTATACATATCCAGGCTTTCTATAGATTGTTGCAAGACAGGTTGAAAATTGTTTGATGCTATCTCTACGTTTATGGCCTCTAGCCAATCTGTTGGTAAAGATAAATATTGCAACTCTGCTGTGGCTGTTGCTCTTTTGACCATATCAGCAGTTCTTAACATTCTATTTAATTCTGCCTCTGTTTGATCTATAAAACCATCAAGCTCAGAAGTTAAATCACTTCTGTTCAAATAACTAGCTATTCTGGTTTTTAATTCTGAGTACGTCATATTTTGCCTTTCCAAACTCTAAACATTTTATTATCAGGATCGTTAAGCCATCTTTTCAAATGTGACTTGTCTTTTATAGATCCTTCTCTAAGCATTTTATTATATATAACCATAGGTATTTCTGCGACATGTCTGAACTCTTTTCCTGGTTCTAATTCACTATAATTTTTTACAGCGTCCAGGACGGGTTGGACATTTTGATGAGTTTGGTAAACGTACTTATCGTCCTCGGTTGCAAACTTGTTAGTTAGACCGTTTTTGACATCTATGATTGTTGTGATTGCCATTTAAAAAAAGGGGGCCGAAGCCCCCTTCCTTTTAGTTATTAACCAGCGTCTGAATCAGATACTTTGACGTCTGCCACGATACCGTGTGCAGCTTCATTTCTCATTTCTAAGCCGTACTCAACAAGGAGCATCTTAGTTTCAGCATCACCAACTGTTGCAATATCAATAGTTTCAAAATCTCTAAGATATGCTACAGCTGCGTATTCTGGGTCTAACAAGTGAACAGCTTGTTCTCTACTTCTGTTTGAAGGAACTACTTGTAGTTCACCAAAGTCACCAGAGTAGATAGAAACAGAAGCCTCGATAGTATTAGCATCGACAAATTGTCTAGCTTGAGACCTTCCTGTGAAACCAGAGATAACTGATTTGTTGTAAGGCCCGACCATCAATATAGAAGGCTCTGCACCACTAGCGAAACATTGTTGTTGAACATCTTTAACCATAGCTTCGGTTAAATCTCTTCTAGTTCCGTTAGTTCTAGCTGCTGAGTCAGATCCGTTTGCGCCATCACTAGCTTTGTTTACGTTGGTAGCGTACCAAGTTTCCAAAGATCTAGTTTGTCTCGCAGTAGAGACGTTACCAGCATTTTTGGCAATGTTCTGAGTTAGCGCTTCTTCCATATCTCTTTTCAGAGCTTTCGCCATAATAGCTAGTTGATGCGCCATCTCAGAGTTCTTACCAGCTGTGTCGGTAGCCTCTTGAGACCCGGTTACTGTAGCGTCTCTGCTTGAGATCATTGCTACGTTGGTTGCCCTAGTTGTATTAGTAGAAGTAGATTTACTTAACTCGAATCCTTCAAGTTGACCTGTTGAAGAAGGAGTTGGTAAAACTTCTGTCTGCCAATCAAATTGGACGTTTGAAATTTGCCTTTTGCCTACAGCTGAAAGGAATGGTGTTTGAGTAGGAGAAATATTGTAAATAATATCTGCTAAATCTTCTCTGTTACCAATCGCTTCATATGTGTCAAAAGCATTTGTAATCTGCGACATTTTTACCTCGTCATTTATTTAACATTTGTTCAAAAACTTTAGCCGCATCCTGGACTTTCCCGGACTTGGCCAACCTTTGTTTTGCTTTCTTCGCTGGAGCTACCTTTTTGGTTTTAGTTACTGCGCCTGGTTTGGCAACGCGGGAAGCAGCTTTTTGTGTTGGTTTTTTCTTTGTTGCCTCAACAGTTTTGTCATACAACATAGCTTTCCTCAACCCAAGCAGCGCTCGGTAATCTATCGTAGCGTCTATCTCTTGTGCCGTAAAACCTAGTTTTTCAATCGCAAATTGACGAATCTCTAGCTTTTCTTTTTGTGCAACTTCTGGTTTTGACCACTCTGGAATTTCCTCTAAAAGTCTTTGATTGCCAAGCTCAACTAATTCTTGAATTTGTTTTACTTGTTCGGCTTGTTGTTCTTCTTGAACTCTAGCCTGTTCCTCTTCAACTTTTTTAAGTTGTTCTTTTGCAGCGTTCCATTCTTGTTGCTTCTTAACATAAGCGACAGGATCTTGCTCGTATAGTGCGTCCCAATCTGGCTCGTTTCCAAGTTGGCCCTGTATTTGGGCCTCCAATTTTGGTAACAACTGTGCGTAGATCGCATCTTTCTCCGCTAACTCTTTGTCCTTTTGTTCTACAGATTTTGCCTGTTCCGCGAGTTTCTGAGTTTTGCGCGTATAATCTTGTTGCCTAGAATATCCAGCCACTAACTCTTCTTCCGTCACCTCATATTCAACTCCATCAACTTTGACGGAGAAAGTTTGAGGTTGGTTCAAATCTTCTGCTAGATCTTGTTCTTCAACTTCTTCTTCGGTTTCTTCCTCTTCCTCTGACTCCTCATCAATTTCGTCGTCAGCCTCAGGTTCTAAAACCTCTTCCTCGGTTATTTCTTCGACTTCCTGGACTTCATCTTCTGCGGTTTCTTCTATTGGCTCTTGTGGAGTCAAGAAACCCTCAAATGATGCTGTGGTCTCTTCTAAGTCATTTCTTAAAGCAGTCGGTTTCTCGATGTTGCTCATATATACCTCGTTTAGTTAGTTATTTTATATTGTCTTAAAGAACATTCCTAATTTTATTAATGTGAGTTTTGGTAAGTTTGCCCTTCTCGACAATAATTCTTAAATGTTTTTCTATCTCTGGAATCAGCTGAATAGCTTTGTGTATTGATTCTCTTTCATTGACATCTTCTAAATTAGTGCTTTGCAGCCATTTTGTTATGTATTCTTCTTTGAGTTTTTGCAAAGCATCTTGAAATACTTCGCTATCTAATATTTGTTCTGCCAGGAGCGATTTACGAGCTTCTTCTTCTGTAATCATAAAACCATTAACTTAAACACTAAGGATGCCAACAAAGAAATAATTATGCCTGCTATCCACCAAAGCCTGACTGTGTTCTGCGATATTAATTCTTCTAAGCGATCAAATCTGTCGTTTGCATTGCTCCAGCGTTCAGCACAAACAGCCTCATGCTGATCTATTTGTGCCGCGACTTCTTTTACTGTTGCCCTAGCCATTAATAACTCCAAATGGTAGGTCTTGTTTTTCCATGTGTTTCATCTGCAATGTCTAAATGTATAAATCTTCCTTGGCCTTTTTGGTTTACACCTATTCCTGTAAAACCGTGCTTAGGCGCTGTGGTGACAATTTTATACGCTTGTTCGCCATAAGACAAAATATCAACTGCTAAACCCATAGCATGTGTACCAGGCTTGCTTTTATTTATTTCGTTTGGATGTTCCGGGCATCTGTAACCAGAAGTAATTACAAAGGGAAAAGCTAATTCAGTTCGTAAACTTTGCAGCCTATCAACTAGGTTGTGACTTATTAAATTTTTGCCACAATGCCTGCAAGCAAACTCATCTAAATTAAAATTTTCCCAGGACATTAATTACCTTTGGTAACCTTTTGTATTTTTTCTACAGACCTTAAACCTGCCATGCCGAGCATTGCCATTAATATTGTAGATAACTGAGTAAAATCAAACTCAGGCAAATCAACTTGAATACCTGCTATACCTACAGCAAATTGAATCATGGGCGCAAGGATGAAGTGATAAAGCATGGCAAGACTGCACACCCAGCCGACACTCGGCCTCCACCCGGCTACAAACCAACTTTTACTAGCAGCTTCAATCTTATTGACTTCTATTTGTGCCAGGTTAGCAGTTTGTAATTGTGTCTTGAGTTCATGCTCAAGTTGCATTTTTAAGTTTTTATCTGCAACGAATTTATTGAGTACGCTGCCAGCAATGCCGACAACTGAATTGGTTATTGGATCAGCCATTAGTCTTTCCTCTTATCTTTTTGATTTGCTTTTGCTATTTTGTCTTTTTCAATTAAGTTAGGTACGCCCAGGATTGTTTTTAACAATATGTCCTGGCGTATGATTTCATTATCAACAGACCTTACTCTGTCAATAAGCTGTATAAGAATTTGTGTTTGAGAATCTAGTTTTGAATCTAATCTTTTTTCAACGGCCTGGAGAGACTCGTTTATTTTGTCATCTACCACGTCTATCTTTTGTTCCATGCCATTTACTATTTTATTTAATAACTTCCATAAGAAGAAACCTAAACCAAGAGTTGCTGCAATAGGAAAGCCAACTTCATTTATGATGGTAACAATTTCATTCATAGCCTACCAAGGCCAACTGTTACTTACCGTGTGTTCTTTGAACTGCAAAGTTAGCAGTTAAAGAAGCGCCTTTGTGTTTTACAAAACGGCCACTATGTTTCATAAGTTTTAGGCTACCATCTTTTTGTTTCATCCAATGATAGCCTCTTGGTGCTTTTACCTTCATTTTTTCTTTTTCTTTTTAGCTCTTAGCTTTTTAAAATCTGCCCCGGTAATTTTAGTTCTTGGCTTTGCTACCCTGGCTAATTTTTTTTGTTTAGGTGAATATTTTTTAAAAGGCATATTACTTTCCGTATTTTTTCATGCCTTTCTTTTTTTTCATGGCAGGTTTTTTAGCACCTTTCTTTTTCATACCGTGTTTCATTTTTTACTCCTTTTTTTGGATTTAGATGATTTTAACAAATCAGCGTCAGCCTTTCTAGCTCCGCCTTTCCCGGTGGCAAACGATCGAACACGTCCTGCGGCCCAGGCATGTTGAGAAGTCTTTGGTCTTGAACCTGACGAAAAATAAGCCGCCGCACCCCTGGAATAAACTTTTCTCAAAACTGATTTAGAAATACCGCTGGACTTGTGATATTTATTTATGACATCTTCTTTTGCGCTCATCCTTTGCTCCTTTGTTTACTAATACGTTTCATCATTGCCGGGGTAAGTTTGCCCTGGCGATAAAGTCTTGCTGTTCTTTTTATCTCTGCCTCTCTAGCTTTTGGATTCTTAGAGCCACGAACATATTTCTTTGGCACTCCGCCTTTTGTTTTGGCTACTTTTTTAAATTTTCTTTTTGCTACCATTTTACTTTATGACTCCAAAATCGAGCGCTCAACTTACTTGGTTTTGGATCTTGAGCGTTATGTCTGGCGTAATATGATTTGCGCCTGGCTTTGTCCTTTTTTGTTTTTGGATTTTTACCCGCGCCTTTTACGCCTTGTTGTCCAAACCTTATGGTTTTTATTTTATCACCTTGTTTGGCGACAACAATATGCGATTTCGTGGGATGATTTGGTGTTCTCTTAGGTTTGTTATAACCGCTAACACCGGCTCTTTTTAATCTTGGGTCTGCCATTAGTGTATCGTTTTTTCGTCAAAATAAATTACTTCGGAATCTAAATCTATGCGCTCGTCAAACAAAGTTTTCATAATCATAATCGCTTCTTTGAAAGACTTAGCTTTAAGTTCGTAGGCTGAGTAAACGTATTCACCTTCGAGTATCTCAAGATCATAATATTTATGAGCTGTTGTTTTCTGTGACATTACTAAATAATCCTTGTGCTTGTATTTTGGCCGCTTCTCTTATCATTTCGCGATCCCTTTCCATAATAGCATTGATTTCAGCAATGTTAACTTGTGTACCGTACTTTCCTTGCAATTCGAGTGCTTTTAAGCGTATTTGCGCTTCTTCAATGTCACGCTGTCTATCATCATCCATGATGATTTTCATACGATCAGTCTCGGCGTCAATAACTGCTTTCTGCGCTTGTACTTGTGCTTTTTGTGTTTCTGCCTGGGCCAACAACTCAGCCGGGTCTGGTTTAGGCGGCTGTTGTGGTTGTGCCTGTTGTGGCGGAACATTTGGAGTAATAAAGTTAGATCCATCTTTTATACCCGATAGCTCCATGTACCTGGTCAAAGTATTGGCATACTGTTGTAAATTAACTAGCGGATTGTTTGGCCCTAGTTGTTGCAAGATTTGTTCTTGTTTACCAATGAGTGTTGCCATTGTAGATAAAGTTTGTTCATCGCTGGTTTTACTAAGCGCAATGTTTACAACCATATCTTTTTCGCTGTCCCAATATCTTGGATCTACCGGGATAAACTGATTGTTCAATCTGAACATGTCCTGGCCTTCCTGGTGTTTGATTACCAGGTGATTCACCAAACCGAATAATCTTTTCATACCGCCTTCGGCAAAATGACGACATATCAGTTCTACTCTGCCTTGTGCGCCACTTACTGTCGCGTTGACTGCTGCCCTGGTAGAGCTTTGCAAAGCATCCGCGTTTAATCCAGCTGCGGCCTTAGATACTCCGGTTCTATTTTCTTTGGCTTCGTCTAAGTAATTTAGTATTGGAAAAGCCTCTTTCCCGGAGAAAGGTATGTTAAATGGTTGCACCATGCCAGGCGCTCTCATTCTTATCGGCTGACCAATATCAGTATTTAAAACATCGTCTATGTTTACCTGGCCTTCAACAATACCCATTCTTGGAAAGATTGAATGACCAAGCGAATCCAGGGTGTCGCGCATAATTTGTGATTTTGCGGCCTGGATAGGTTTGACGTAATCTGTTGGACAAGAACCAATAGCCGTGTGCGGCTCTGGATCTGGACAAAACATAACAATCGGCAGCTCGTCCCATTGTTCTACATTGATAACGTGCAAGCCTTCACCAATAGTGCAAACTCTAATTCTTTCGTCGATACCATCTTCGTCTAAGTCATAAAAAACATAATGCTCAACGTAAAGTAAATCTTTGCCGCCATCGTCCTGGCGATTTGGAAAAACCATATTGTCAAATGGGTTCCTGGCTTCTTGCTCTTCGTAAGCATCAGAGTCTAAATAACTTGCGCCGGCCCCGGCATATTGCTCAACTTCTGCCTTGTCGTAACCCATAGCAACTAAATCAGAAACAGATTTCAGCATACGGTGGGCCACATAACTTGATTCCTCTAACGAGCGCGCGTGGCGAGCTATCAGAACTTCTTCTGGCGGTATGGATTCTATCGATACCTGGTTTTTTGGAATAATTCTTCTAATCGTCAAATCATAACTAACCGGAGTCTCTTGCGTTATTTCTTCCATAGTCTCCGGGTTCATAACCGTAACGCTTTGCATTTCGGCAGACTCTTCTATGATTTCAACATTCGGATCTAAAATTAAAGCCTGGTATTGTTCTGGCGTTATACCCGAATAACTGTGAGTCTTTGCGCTGGTTGTGTCATCCCAATAGGCTTTGACAAACCCGGTCTTTCTAACCAGGGCGTCTTTAAACACATCGTACAAAATAGAAAAGCCAGGGTTCTTTTCCTGGACAATATAATTTACATAATTTGTTTGTTGTTCGGCGAGCTGCACATCTTCTGGCCCGTTAGGAACAAACTCAACTATTTTCTTTGTCCCAAAAAAAGTACGCATGATAGACGGCAACATAAATAGAACCGTATCGCGCACATCGGTAGAAACATAGTATGACTGCAAAGTGCTAGTCGGTTCTGGCTCGTTACCTAAATAGTATTCTGTGGACTCGGCGCGTTCTTCACCTACTTGCTGAATAAAGTCCCTGGCGTCGTCCATTTCCGATTTTAGGACGCGGGACAAATCGCGCATACGAGTTTCTTGTTCTTTCTCTTCTAAGATTTCTTTTTCTTCTGCCATATTCTAACCAACCCGAATGATCCTTGATTTTAAAGGTTTGCGAAAATTATACCCCATAAAGCTCTGACTACCACCAAAACTTGCCGCGCTACTTGCCATTGTCAGCGCC